GGATGGGTTTAGATCCTGGTAATCCAGATGATTATCTTAAGTATGATGAAATAATTAAAAACAGAGAACCAAAAGCGGACGGTGGTTTGATTAATGGTATTGGAACGATGTTTAGAAAGAGAGGAAGATAATGGCAACAATTCCATATTTATATTCAAAAGGAGAAGGCCAAGGTTTTAGAGTTTTAGCTGCTAATAAAAATGCAGGTATTAATGTTGATAGATTTTTTAGAGCAAATCAAAAACAAGAAGCAATAAATTTTGCAAAACAAATTGCAAAAAAAATTGAAAAAGAAACAAAAGGTTTTATAAATAGAAGACAACTTGGCGAAAAATTAGGAGTTAATGCTTCAACTATTGAAAAATATAAAGGAAGTAATAATGAAATCTATAAAAAAATTAAAGAATTATTTGAAGTTAAAAAAATAGGTCAAACATCTGAAGAATTATATAAACCTAAAATTAGTACAGCAATAGGAGAAATAAAAAAACTTGTAGATATTGGAAATGTAAAACCAAAACTAACTTATCGCGGAAAACAAACATCTATGTCATTAATTAAAAATGCTTTAAATGAATCAGAAACTCCATTAAATATAAAACAGCTTAAAGAAAAATTTCCAAAAATTCCTTTTGCTACTATTCAAACTAGTTTGGCAGAACTTAAATTTAATAAAAATTTTAAAGATAAAATATCTTTAATTTCCCCTAAAGAAGTTGCTGATGTAGGAGCTCAAACTAAAGCAATTAAAAGAACACCTATGATGAATGTATTAAGAAATGTTTTTGTTTTAGATCCGGATGCAGATTCAACAGATATAGCTAAAGCTATTTATGGTGATAAAAATTTTAATAATGCAGATAATATTAAAAAACTTGAATATTTAAAAGACGCAGCAAGACAAGTTCCTAAATTTGTAGCACAATTTTCAAAAGGAGCATCAACTGTCACTCCTAATTTTAAAAGCATAAGATCAGATAAGTTAGGTGATATTTTAGATAGTATTGAAAATAGAATAAGTGATTTTGGTTTTGAACCAGGTATAAGAAGAGATTTACAACTTTCAATTGCAGATGCAAAAAGAGGATTGCCAGAAGGAGCAACACGAATGGCAAGAAATAGATTACTTCAAAGAGGAATGGCTGTGGATGAAGTTGGTGCGGTTGCTGCAACTTTTGATAGAGCTCCTGGTTATATAGAAGCAACACAAGTTATAGATTTTCTTAAAAATAAAGATAAAGGAAAAAAATTAGATTTAAAATTTAGCAGAGCTCTTGGTAAAGCTTTGGATGGAGATTTTTCTGGTATTAAAGATTATAATCAACTAGCTAAAGATTTTGGAAAAAAATATAAAATTGATGTACCAATATTTTTAACTGGAAAAAATTTAAAACCAGAAGAACAAATAAAATATTTTGATGAATTTTCTGAAGGAGCTCAAAAAAATATAAAAGAAATAGCAAAACAAAATAATTTTGTAATTAAAACAAAATCAAAACCATTATTTTCTTTAGCAGGAATTCCTTTTCAAGGAAAAGGAAAATATGCATTTTTAGGATTAGCTGCACCATTCATTGCAAATGCAACTCCTTATCAAGGTAAAGATCAACAATCTCAAATCCAAGACACGCAAACCGCGATGCAAGATCAAACAATAGAAAATCAACCAGTTGTTCCACAACAACAAATAACACCTATTACAGAAGTTGCTGATGCTTCGTCCGCTGCAAAACTTGCAGACGATCTTGTGTATGATGACTTTAGAAAAGTTTTTGTAAAAAGAAATGAACCAGAAGTTAAAGCTAATCAATCGGATCTTTTATATTGGTTAGCAGATAATCCAATTACAGAATCTCCAATTGCATCAATCGGTGTTGGAACGGCTGGTTTATCTATTCCAGGAGCAAAAGAAACTTTTGAAGCTGCAAGAAAAGCAGATAAGGGAATATTAAAATCATCATTAGGTGTATTAGGAAAAGGTTTAACAAGAGTCGGATCACCTGCAGGAACTGCATTATTTGAAATTCCTTTTATAGCTGAACAAATTCAAGAAGGAAAAAGTCCATATGAAATTTTATCTGATCCGTTAAATTATATAGGACCTGCTTTTACAGAAACTCTTACTAGAGGTGCTGGAGCTATTAAAGGACCACCAAAAGGAATTTTAGGTGGTGTTAAAGATACTTTGACTTTTGAGGGAGTAAGAAATCCTCGTAAAGCTGCGCCTGGATTATTAAACCTTGCATTAAGATTAGGATTGAGTCCAAGAAATATTGCTCTTATATCAGGCACAGGTGCAATTGGAGCTATTGGTGCTACTGCACTAACCGCATTTGATTTAGCTAATGCATATCGAAAAGGTGAATTAGATAATTTGTTTTCTTCTGAAGAAGGAGATACAAGTGGTGGAGTATTTTTACCAGGTAAACTAGACACAACAGGAATTATGGGGTTAAAAAATGAAACGTAGAGGATTTTTAAAAATAGTAGGGGGTTTGCTTTCACTACCCGTTGCAGCCAAACTTATGAAAGGTAAAAGTTTTTTAAAACCCGCAGCTAAAACTGTTGCTAAAACTTTACCTAAAGTTCAAGGTATGCCTGAATGGTTTACTCCACTTGTTAATAAAATAATGAAAGAAGGAACAGATATATCTCCTAAAGCTTCAAGAGTTGAAGATATAGAGATTGTTAAAAAATTAGAAATACCTTCAGAGACTGGTAAACCAGAAATAATTACTCTTACAGAAAATAAAGTAACTGGAAATATTACTATTGAATCTAATTATGGTGGAATAGGAGACACACCTTTTGAGTTAAATTACCGACCACCTAAATCAGATATTAATATAGAAACAGGTAAAGAAATAAAATCTCCAGGTGATTTTTCAGTAATAGAAAATAGACCAAGACCAACTAGAGAACCAGGAGATTTTGAATTTGATTATGATAATTTTGATATAGATAGTGCTTACAGTGATGTTGAAAGATTAGAAAAAATTGCAACTGGAAAAATAAAAGATGTAAAAAAAATTGAACAAAGAGCAAAAGGTAGAAAGATGGTAGAAGACTCTCCTTATGAAGATATTATGGATAGATATTCGGATCCAATAGAAATAGATGATGTTGATTATGCAGATGGTGGATTAGCTAGTTTTGCAAATGGTGGATTGACAAAAACAGTTCCACCTGCTAAAGGTCCAGATTCACAAGGTGTTGAAACATTATTCAGAAGAAGGTATAGTTAATCATGGCAGAAATTGATAAGTCATTACCCAATACAAAAACTACTATTGAAATTCCAGGTCAAGCTGAAATAGAACAAACCATTCAAGAAGAAATACAACCTACAGATTCTCCAGTTGAAATTAACATGAGTGAAGATGGTGGAGCAGAAATTTCTTTTGATCCAAGTATTGCATCTATGCCAGGAGGAGAAGACCATTATGCAAATTTAGCAGAATTTTTAGATGAAAGTATTTTAACAGACGTTGGATCTGAATTAGATGAAAAATATAATGATTATAGATCTTCACGCCAAGATTGGGAAATGGCATATACAAATGGTTTAGACCTATTAGGATTTAAATACGAAAAAAGAACAGAACCATTTAAAGGTGCATCAGGAGTTACACATCCAGTTCTTGCAGAATCTGTAACACAGTTTCAAGCACAAGCTTACAAAGAATTGCTTCCCGCGGACGGGCCCGTGCGAACACAAATTTTAGGTTTAACTGATCGTAACAAAGAAGATCAAGCGATGCGAGTTAAAGAATTCATGAACTATCAGATTATGAACGTCATGAAAGAATATGAACCTGAATTTGATCAGATGTTATTTTATTTACCACTATCAGGATCTACCTTTAAAAAAGTTTATTATGATGCACTTCTTGGAAGAGCAGTATCTAAATTTATTCCGGCTGAAGATTTAATTGTTCCTTATTCAGCAACATCACTAGAAGATGCAGAAGCAGTTATTCATGTAATTAAAATTTCTGAAAATGATTTACGTAAACAACAAGTTAGTGGTTTCTATAGAGATGTAGAACTTGGACAACCTCCATTAAAAGAAGATGAAATTAAAAGTAAACAAAGAGAATTAGAAGGTGTTAGAGTTGAAAAACAAGAAGACATTTATACTTTATTGGAATGTCATGTTAATTTAGATTTAGAAGGTTTTGAAGATAAAGATCCTCAAACTGGTGAGCCCACAGGTATTAAACTTCCATACGTTGTAACTATTGAAGAATCTTCACGAGAAGTTTTATCTATCAAACGTAATTATAAATCAGACGATCCATTAAAAAATAGAACAAATTACTTTGTACACTTTAAATTTTTACCAGGACTTGGATTTTATGGATTTGGATTAATTCACATGATTGGTGGATTATCAAGAACTGCAACAGCAGCTTTAAGACAATTATTAGATGCAGGAACTTTAGCTAATTTACCATCTGGATTTAAAATGCGTGGCATTAGAGTCAGAGATGATGCTCAACCATTACAACCTGGAGAATTTAGAGATGTAGATGCGCCAGGAGGTAATTTAAAGGATGCATTTATGCCTTTACCATTTAAAGGACCTGATCAAGTACTATTACAATTAATGGGTATTGTAGTAGATGCAGGACAAAGATTCGCGAGCATTGCTGATGCACAAGTTGGAGATATGAACCAACAGGCAGCGGTGGGAACTACTATGGCATTACTTGAAAGAGGATCGCGTGTGATGTCTGCAATCCATAAAAGAATTTATGGAGCACTTAAAAATGAATTTGAATTACTAGCAAATGTATTTTCAACTTATTTACCACCTGTTTATCCATACGATGTAGTAGGTGGACAAAGACAAATTAAACAAACTGACTTTGATGAAAAGATTGATATTCTTCCAGTTGCAGATCCAAATATATTTTCACAATCACAAAGAATTAATTTAGCACAAACACAATTACAACTTGCTCAATCTAATCCACAGATACATGACATCTATCAAGCATATAGATCAATGTATGAAGCGATTGGAGTTAAAAATATAGATTTAATTCTTCCATCACCAAAACAACCTATGCCAATGGATCCAAGTTTAGAACATATTACTGCAATGGCAAGTCAACCTTATCAAGCATTTCCAGGACAAGATCATAAATCTCACATTGAAGCTCATTTAAACTTTATGCAATTGAATATGGTTAAAAATAATCCTGCAACTATAATGTCTATTCAAAAAAATATACTTGAACACATATCAATTATGGCTCAAGAGCAAGTTCAAATAGAATTTATACAAGAATTACAACAATTACCTATATTACAACAACAAGCACAAATGAATCCACAAGCTGTTCAACAAATTCAGAGCATAACTGTTCAAATTGAATCAAGAAAAGCTCAATTAATAGCTGAAATGACTAAAGATTATGCTGATGAGGAGAATAAGTTGATTGGTCAATTAGATTCTGATCCACTTTTAAAGTTAAAATCACGTGAAGTTGACTTAAAAGCTATGGAAAACGAGCAAAAACGTAAAGAAGCTGAAGAAAGACTTAATTTAGATAAGTTAAAAGCTATGATGAATCAAACAAATCAAGAAAATAAGCTTGAACAAACCGAAGAATTAGCTAAACTACGTGCCGGAGTAAGTCTTGCAAAACAAGGCGTCCAACAAATGAAAATAAGAGGAATGTAACATGAAAAATGATCAGAAAAAAATTGGTAAGGTGATGAGAGAATTTAAAAGAGGAGAACTTAATATAGGTCAATCTTCAAAAAAAGTTAAAAACCCAAAACAAGCAATTGCAATTGCTTTATCAGAAGCAGGTCAGTCTAGAAAGCCAATGGCAAAAGGTGGTTCAGTAAATGGTACGTCAAGATCAGAGTATGGTAATCTAGTAGATCATTCACAATTTTTAAATAGTGATGGTTATGCACAAGCAGTTGATGTTGAAGTTTCTAATCCACAAGAAACACAACTTGAACAAGTTGGTGGACAAAGAAGAATGCTACCGGATAAGAAAAGAAAAGCGAAGTGGTACTAAACCATGATTCAAATGTTAGGAGCTGTAGCACCTCTCGCAAAAATCTTATTTAATACAATCGAGAAGTCAGTTCCTGATAAAGATTTACAAGAAAAATTAAAAGCAGATTTACAAACACAATTACTACAATCTAATACACAAGAATTACAAGCTGCAGCAAAAATTATTGAAGCTGAAGCCAAAGCTGGATGGTTTGCATCTAGCTGGAGACCTCTTTTAATGTATGTATTAATATTTATATTAATATGGAATTATGTACTAGGACCTGTTATATTATTTTTTTTTAAAGCTTCTATAACTATAACTCTTCCAGGAGACGTATGGACACTTTTACAAATTGGTCTGGGAGGTTACGTTGTGGGACGAAGTGCAGAATCGGTGGCACGCACTATGGCAAATAAACCGGTATCAAACAAAGAACAAGAAAACGGATAAGGATATAACATGAGAAACGATTATAAAATAAGACCAAGACAAGCACTTAAAAAAGGCGGTAAAGCATTTCCAGATTTAACTGGTGATGGCAAAGTAACTTTTAAAGATGTTTTAAAAGGTAGAGGTGTCATTAAGAAAAAAGGTGGCATGATTAAAAAAGCTGATATGATAACTAAAGATATGTCAATGAAGAAAAAAGGCAAAATGATGAAAGGCAAAAGATAATGGCAGGTACTATTTTAAAAGGTATTGGCGTTATTAAAAGCGTAAGTCCTAAAGTTAAA